AGCAGGTGTAGCAGCTTGGTAATTACTAAGATGGGGTCTACCTTATCTAAGGTAGACCCTCCTTTGAACAATGAATATACAACTTAAAAAGATTGCATATTTTGATTTAAATGTCTTAGGGTTATTAAACAATTAAAAAGAGGTGAATAAAATGGAGAGTTCCATAGGGATAAATCTTATTAAAAGTGGAAATGTTTATCCTTACCTAACGGATAAGATAAGAGCTATGCATTTGATGCCTACAAAAACATTAATTTTTTGTAGTATTGGTGATAAAGTTGAAAGTGTATACGGATATAATATGGAGGTAATAAATAAAGATTATGGGAATATATTATTAAGAATCGATGGAAAAACCTCTCTTTCTAATATAATAAAACATTTTGAAGTATTAAAAAACAATATATATAAATATATTGAAAATGCTTATTTTAAGGGCTGGATAGAATTTAGTGATACACCAAAACCCTACTGTTCTTCGCATTTAGTAACAGGAGACAGAGAATATTTTTATCCAATTCATCTTGCTATCGAGTTGACTGATAGATGTAATTTGAGATGTTTGCATTGTTATAGAAGTTCTACTTGCGAAGGGATTTTTATAGAGAAAGATAAATTATTTAAAATTGTAGAAGTATTAACTAAAAAAGGACTCCGAATGGTAGAATTGACAGGTGGAGAACCTACTTTTATCCATCATTTTTATTGACATTTAGTTGGAATGATGCTATACTGTTTCTGTACGTTTCAAGTGTGGAGTTATCCATTAAAAGAATAAATGAAAACTAAAGAATTAACAGAAAAGATCTTAAACAGATTAGTTACAAGAAATAAATAGGGGGTCAGTATATGGGTTTATTTAAGAGTAAAGAGGAAAAAGAAATGCAAAGAAAAGAATTATTAAATGCAAAAATGGCTCTTTACAATTTACAAAATTTATCACAGGAAGATAAAGAGGTTGTGAACGGGATAATGGAAGGACTGCGGGGGAGTGGATTAATTGAATTTGGCACAATCTTTAGTGGTAAAGCAGAAGATGTTGCAAAATTGGGTTATTTAAGAGCTTTAGTAGAACAAAATTGGCTTATTGTAAAATTGCTAAATGAAATAAACCAAAAATTAGATAAAGGAGGTGCGAGGAATGAACATATTGTTAACTAATGATGATGGGTACAAAGCAGAAGGGTTTTACGAGTTAAAGCATGCGTTAGAGCGAGAAGGACATTTCGTTATTGCTTGTTCTACAGTTGAAAACGTTAGCGGGTGTGGGTCGGGCCGAGACTTATCTTTGCATTGGGAAGTGGAAGTGCACGAGGATACCAAAACACCAATTTTTGCTATGAGAACAGACAGTACTGTTAATTGTGTAGACTTTGGCGAGTTCTATTTTAGTACGCTTGGCGAGGCGATTGATTTGGTTCTTGTTGGGATAAATCACGGTCCGAATACTACATGGAAGGATTTATACAATTCAGGAAGTGTTGGAGCAGGGGCCTATGCAGCTTCGAAAAAGTATCCTGTAATTATTTTTTCAGAGATAAATGGACACTATAAGTACTTTGTTGAGTTGGCAGGATTTGTGGCTCAAAAGTTGAAAACATTTGCGATAGAAAAGGAAACNTTTATAAATGTAAATTTCCCTGATTGCGAGCCTCAAAAATTTGGTAGTGTTGTGTACTTGCCTTCAAATGTGGATGGGGGCTGGCGTAGATATTTTACATCGCAGTTGAAAGATGGAATAATGATGATAGATATTAAGCCAGTCCGTGAACGAAGTATAGCAGATGAGGTGTTATCACAAAACAAAATTATGGTGCAATTCTTAAGGATACCTTATGAATAGTAAGCGTAAAGGCAAGCGAGGAGAACTTGAGCTTGCAAAGAAACTCCAAGAGTATGGCTTTAATACGAGAAGGGGACAGCAATATTCGGGTCTGGGTGGTGATGATGTTGTCGGGCTGGAAGGCATTCACATTGAGTGTAAAAGAGTTGAGCGATTGAATGTTTATGATGCGATGAAGCAGGCATGTAAAGATGCCGAGGCGGACGAACTACCCGCTGTCTTTTGGAGAAAAAACAAGGAGGGTTGGTTAGTAACAATGACACTGAACGACTGGATTGAGTTATATAAGGGTTGGTTATGGTCAGAAAAAGAGCCATAATTTATAACACATAAATTGTTAATATAAAAGCGAGGTGGGCAAATTGCTTGAGGTGAATAAAATATACAATATGGATTGTCTTGAAGGTATGAAATACATAGATGATAAGAGTATAGATATGATATTGTGTGATTTACCATATGGAACAACTAAATGTAAATGGGATATAGTGATACCATTTGAACCGCTTTGGGAACAATATGAAAGAATTATTAAAGATAATGGTGCAATTGTGCTATTCGGTAGCCAACCTTTTACAAGTGCATTAGTTATGAGTAATCTTAAATTGTTTAAATATGAATGGATATGGCAAAAAACACTTGCCACTAACTTTATGTTAGTAAAAAAACAACCAGCAAAAAAACACGAAAATATATTGGTATTTTATAAAAAACAGCCTACTTATAATCCACAAATGGAAATAGGAAAACCATATAAAGATAAACCTAGGAAAAGAACTGTTGGAATACATGGCAATGCCGAAACAATTAAAAAAGCAATTAACAATGAAGGAACACGTTACCCTTCATCAGTTCAATTGTTTAGTAATGGAAATAATGGGAATGTACATCCAACACAAAAGCCCGTTGCACTCTTTGAATACCTAATTAAGACTTACACAAACGAAGGGGAAACGGTACTTGATAACTGTATGGGTAGCGGAACTACAGCAATAGCCTGTATCAATACGAACCGCAATTACATAGGGTTTGAAATCGATCCAGACTATTACGAGGCGGCACAGGAACGCATAAGAATACATATGCAGCAACATNAAACTNTTGAAGATGAGGATTGAAGAAGATGAAGATTGGGGAAAGGAGAGTTTGTCAGAGATGCTTGAATTAAACAAAATCTATAATATGGATTGCCTTGAAGGAATGAAGTTAATTGATGATAAAAGTATTGATATGATACTTTGTGATTTACCATACGGAACAACGGCTTGCAAGTGGGATACAATTATTCCTTTTGAGCCTTTATGGGAACAATATGAGAGGATTATTAAAGACAATGGCGCAATTGTGCTATTTGGCAGTCAACCTTTTACAAGTGCATTAGTTATGAGTAATCTTAAATTGTTTAGATATGAATTGATATGGCAAAAAACACTTGCCACTAACTTTTTTTTAGTAAAAAAACAACCAGCAAAAAAACACGAAAATATATTGGTATTTTATAAAAAACAGCCTACTTATAATCCACAAATGGAAATAGGAAAACCATATAAAGATAAACCTAGGAAAAGAACTGTTGGAATACATGGTAATGCCGAAACAATAAAAAAAGCAATTAATAATGAAGGAACACGTTACCCTTCATCAGTTCTATTGTTTAGTAATGGAAATAATGGGAATGTACATCCAACACAAAAGCCCGTTGCACTCTTTGAATACCTAATTAAGACTTACACAAACGAAGGGGAAACGGTACTTGATAACTGTATGGGTAGCGGAACTACAGCAATAGCCTGTATCAATACGAACCGCAATTACATAGGGTTTGAAATCGATCCAGACTATTACGAGGCGGCACAGGAACGCATAAGAATACATATGCAGCAACAAACACTATTTAAACTATCCAGATGAGGATTGATGAAGATTGGAGGAATTTAGGATGCAGGTCAAGAATATCACCCGGCCTGAGTACTTCGTCATCTGCCGGGACAGTCGGGTTTACTGGTGGTGTCGGTTCGAGATGAACAACATCGCTAAGAGCATCCCAGGGGCTCGGTGGAACAGGGAACTAAAAGCCTGGGAATATCCGGCGACACCGGCGGTGGCTGCTGCCATCACCAAGCACATACAGAGCGAATACATTCACCCCGACGTCTTGGCGATGGCCAACGCCATCATCGAAGCCGCCGCCGTCAAACAGATGAGTGATGAGGAGCTGCCGGACCACCCCAGCGGTACCCCCTCCTGGGTCCACCAGAAGCGGGCATTCCAATTCGCCAAGAACTTGCCCGCTGTAGGGCTGTTCATGGAGATGGGGTCCGGCAAAACCAAGGTGGCGGTGGACCTGATCACTAACCGGGGCCACAAGCGGACTCTGGTGGTCTGCCCTAAGTCCGCCATGATGGACGTCTGGGTCCGGCAGGTGCCAATATACTCCCATATCCCCATCGACGTGGTGATCCTGAACGGATCTACCACCAGTAAGAAGATGGAGCAGGCCAAGGCCGCCCTGGCCCAGGCGGAGGAGGCTGGTAGGCCGATCATCTTGGTGGTAAATTATGAGAGTGTCTGGCGTGAACCGCTAGGATCTTTCTTAAAGCAGGCCGGAC